TTTATCTTCTATTCTTCTTATTTGAGCAGTTACAAGATGTGATGGAAACTTAGATACTTTTCTATGTTTAAATGCTTCTGCTATATTTCTAGGATGCTGAGATATTTCTAATTGGTAATCTTCAGGGTCCATAGATTTCTTTATCTTCTCAAAATAATCATCTAATGCTTGTAATGCTTCTTCTACAAGTGAATTACCATATTTATCTATGTACGGAGGCATTGACCATTGTTCAGGAATAAATAAACCTGACTTACCTAAAGTACCTTGTTCATCTAGTAGATCTGTCTCTACAGAATAAATATCATTTGCTTCTGGATCTAGAATCATTTTCTTTAAAGGCTCACATTGATCTAAATCACCCACTGATCCTGCTGCAATAAATAATCCTGTAGTAATCATACCTGATTTAAGAGCAGGTTTAATATATCCAAATGTTGTATTCATCTTAGGAGCAATACCTGCCTCTTCATGAAAGAAGTATTTAACTGGTCCACCTACACCATTTGTAGGATCTTTATCAAAAGACATTCCTTGTAGTGTTCCTTTTAATCCTACCTCAGCTTTTCTATCTCCTTTTCTTACTTCAATCTTTTGTTGCCACATCATTACTTTATCTGGGGACATAGGTCTATACCAAGCAGTGTGTTCATTTAAGAATGCAGCATATTCATTTAAAAATTTCCATGTACCTTTCTCATTAATGTAATCTTTAAGACTGGCTCCCATCTTTAGGGTAACTCCTGCCTCAAACCATAACTGATTAATTAGTTTTCCTGCATGAAAATAACTAGATGCAATCTGTCTTTTCTTTAATATAGCAGCATGTAAATAGAATAGTTCTGCAAGTACTTCATATAATGCCATATGATATTGAGCATCTCTTATTTGAGCAAAGTCAAACTTCTGTTGTTCCTTATCAAAGATAGGTAAGAAGTTTAACCACATATAATAGTCTCTGGTAAGATACCATGTTTTATTATCTGATTTAACTAATACTCCTAGTCTGCATTTATTTTTCTGATCATCCCAGTAATTAATAAAGTCTCTGGATTTAAATGGTGCAGTGCAGTATACTTTGGTTTCTCTAAACTTTCTAGACTCAGCAATAAATATTTCATTAGTTGCTTCATTAAACTCATATTTTCCAGGTTCTCTAAATATAGAAAATAAAAAGTCTCTCCATTCATCTCTTGATTCAAAAGATGTTGTTGTCCATGTACCATTATCCCATGTAGGAATATCTTTATAAATGTCATCCATAATTAACTGTCATACGCAAGCCCCTGGCCTCCGCGAACTTTACTAGATTGTTCTTCTTGTAAATCTTTATATACTCCTTTAAATGAAGCTCTGATCTGATCAAAGTTTTTAGCTGCAGCAACTATAGAATTTATATTACCATCTCTTCCATCTGTAATTGCTGTATTCTCCATATATCTACCTAATCTATCTAACATAGATGCAATACCTTTATATGCTCTAGATGTTGGTGTCTCATACATTCTTTTACAAAACTCTAAAGCAGTATGAATATCATCATCTTCTAATGAAAAATCTCCATTTATTTCTTTCATAATTAAATACTCTTTATCTATATCAGGTGCATAGAAAAAAGGATTCATGTCTGGATTAGGACATGTCATATAAAATAAATACAAGTATATCTTAAGATGTTCTTCTGGATAGTTATCCATTATATCTTTTAAAGCCTTCAGTGTATAACAGTGTTCTGTAGGTACTACAATACCATTTTGAACATCAAATAATCTTACTATCATAGGAATGGATTTTTAACTTTTTGTTTAGATTCTATGTTAAATAAATTTTTGAATGCATCAATAAATCCATTTGCTATATATGGATTAAAAAATAAATGATCATTATTAACTACAACATAACCTTTTAAATATTCTTCTTCACTTTCTAAATAGTTTTTGGTTATTTTTTTATTTGGTTTAACTTTTACAAGTATCTTACCTTTATATCTAAATAATACTAAGCCTGAATAACCTAATATAATTGTTCTACCTGGATAGTTCTTGTCATAATGTCTTATTTCATAAAATTTCATAATTATTTCTTTTTAATTGGGTTATCTTTTATATAATTTATAATAGCAAGAACTTCATCATAAAGATAAGGTATTGGCATTAATGTAATATCATTTACTATAGGATCTCCATTATCTAAATATTTAGTTATTGGATATCCAAACTCATCTTTACCTTCTTCTTCAAATGATATATGTTGTATAAACATTTTACCTGGAATAAGTTTAGGATTATGCTTTAATATAATGTACATATAAATACTTAATTGTAGGGCATAATGATTAAAATTACAGTCATCTAATGAAGATATAGGAAAACTCATTTTATCTGATATACCTTCCCAATTTTTAAATGATTCTTTTTTAATTTCTTTATTTGTTTTATAGTCTATTATGTTTACTTTATTATTAACTATTTCTACAAAATCTGATTGACCACATATACCTGCAGACTTGAGAAATACCATATGTTCAGGATATATACCTGAATCTAATTTTTGTGAAGGTGCTAATCTAATACCATTACTTTCTCCAGATGGAGGAAATATAGGAACTACTATTCCTTCTCTTTCCATAGATGCTAATCCACATATGTCAGATTCTCTTTGATTATGATAAAAAGTACCTAATGTCATAGCTCTATCTGATTCAGCATTCCATATAGCTTCAATAGCTATTGGTTCAATTCCAAACCATTTAGATCTTTTACTTTTACTTACTTTAGCAGCTACTGCTTTAGCATCAAAAGGTTTTTTAAAATGAGATACTAGTGTAGTTACACTTATCCAATTAATTTTATCAGTATCATTTATACTTTTGTAACTATGATCTGATGCTTGAAATACTATACTCATAACTCATCTAGTTTATCTTCTTCTTCTTCTGTTAATACTGCTTTCCATTTAGGACCATTAGGATGAGGACACTCTGATGATAAAGCTCTAGTCTTAAATGCTAATGAACAACCACATTCATTACAACAAGGAGCCGTACCTCTTACTGCACACTTCTTTCCTTTTAATTCACAACTATCACATACTTCATGTCTTAACCTTGCTACATCTTCTACAAATTCATCTCTAAGTACTGCATTCTTAATACCTTCCATGATTTGAGATTTATTCTTCCAAATTGTCTTTAGTATATTTGTCATATTTAGTTTGTTTAAATATTTCTTTTTTGTGTTCTATTTCAGTAAGTTTACTTTCTAAATTTATTAATGCATTTAATTTTGTTTCTGTATTTTTTTTATTAAAGTATTCAGCAAAAGTTTCAGTACTTTGTACTTCTAAAAATTTTTGATATTTAGGAATAGCTTTTCTAATTATAAAAGTTTTTGCTACAAAATGTCCTAAACCATCTACATTAATTCTAGGATGTAAAAGATCAGTTAAATTTCTTCTTATTTCTTTATAATAAAATTCAATAAAATCTTGAACTAAATCTTCTGTTAAATCTAGTTCTTCTGAAACTTCTTTATATAACTTGTTTGATTTCTTAGGATTCATTTTCCTAAAAATTTATAATCAAGTAATATATCTCCTTTTGTTTGTATTTTCATATCAGGATTAATTAATATGAGTTTTTTATTATTAGAATCTTTTATAATTAAATTATGTTTCTCACATTTATTTATAGAATTTCTTACAGTCTGAGAAGACTTAAATATATTATGTTCTTCTGAAGCATCATAACAAAAGTGTGTTAATTCTATTGGCTCTATTAAACTTAATAAAGTCAAACACTCTATGTCAGAGTTACTCACTGTTATTCTATTAAGATAACAGTGAGTTAGTATCTGAAATTTAATAATGTCTTGAATAGACATTACAACACGTTTTTGTACTTGGTTTACTAAAGCCATTACTACTCATTTTTAGATTTATCTTGATCAGACTTAGTCTCCTTATCTATGTCAAAATCAGCACCTGCTGGTTGTTCTTTTTGAGACTGTAACATCATAGCATACTGCATTTGAATACTACTTCTTTTAAATCTTGCTTCATCTATTTGTAGCAATAAAGTTTCATATTTAACTTGTGCCTCTAAATAAGGTAATGATTCTACATAAAAAGAAAGCATTTGTTCTTTTCTTTCAGCTAATTCTTCTTGAGTCAGCTCTTGTTCTTGTTGGTTTTCCATGATTATATATTTAAAGTTTAAACAAATATACTAAATATGTTTAAATAAAAAATATTTAAATAAAAAAATCCAGATAAATTAACTTACCTGGATTTCTATACTTAGAGAGATATAATTAAAAACTATCCTTTAGTTCTTGGTTTTACTATTTTTTTTACATTTCTTATTACTGTTTTTGCATTAGTAATCTTAGCTGCAATTTTAGGATGGTTCTTTAAAAATTTACCATCTCCTATTGGTCCTCCCATTTGCTTTTTAACTTGGCCTCCTTTTTTTAAATTTAATTTTTCTTTAAGTTTATCAATAAGACCATATTTTTTATTTGCAGCTATACCACCTATTACAGCTCCTGCTACACCTGCTACTTTAGCACCAAGTTTAACTTTATCTCCAGTTGATCTAACTCTAAATGTTTTAGTTTTTCCACATTTAGATTTTCTTCTTCTTCTTTTTTTACCAGAAGCATCCATATATTCTTCCATACAAGAATCATCCATTGATCCTCCTGTTTCATAACTCTTCATAGATCTAATGATCTGATTTTTACTATCTTTCATGATTACCTGTTTTTAATTGTAAAGTTTAATATTGTTAGCATATAAAAGTCTCTAGAGATATCTACTTCTAATGTAAAGAAGTCTATAATACCTATTCTAAGTCTTATAGCAAATTTATCCCATTGCTTTCTTGATGTGTGCCAGTTGTTTCTAAATTTCATAATTATAAGTTTTTTAACATTTGTATTACTCTTGGACAAGGATACATATCTGACTTGTCTTTTCTTACTGAGTTGTGTGTAAAGATACCTTTATTTCCTTTTAGTGCATCTATATCTATATCCCATATAGATTCATTATAGTCTTTAGGTATGTCATAAGTTTCACAAAGATACTCTACTAATTGTCTTAATGATTCTATCTGAGCATCTGTATATGTAAACCAATGCTTATGTCCTTTGTAAGGCTTTTCTAAGGTTGTCACATTAGAGGCATTAACTTCTCCTCCTACATAATTATAGTATTTTCCATTTTTAAAAGTTAGTGATCCCCAGTTACATACTTCAATACCTATACTTATAGGATCTAAAGATATATAAGGAACCTTACTAGCTTTAAAAATGCTTTCTTTTAAACCTAAATGATATGCCCAGTCTTTAGAACTGAAACATTGTACAATTGTACCGTTTGCTCCAATTATGAAGGCAGTGGCAACTCTCTCAGGTTTATTGTCAAAATACTTAGCCACTGATACTGCATCAGGTCCTCCTGCTGTATGGTGTAAATAGATTTGTTTCTTTTCATGTTTTACTTCCATGAATTGACCTGACTTCAATCTGTGTTGAACTATTTTACTTATATCTAATTTCATAACACATCATCTTTGGTTTCTTTGTATGCACTTGTAACGGTTTTAACAGTCTTTCTTATTTTATTAAAGCTATTTGAAACACTTGTAAGTATATTGTTCTTTGATATATCAAACCAATTTTCATTTATTGAAGATACTTCCATAAGACAAAGTATTGCCAATAAAACATTAGTACATATTGCAGGTGTTATAACTAAAGCCTGTAAATTAAAAACCTTTAACATTGCTGATATAAAGGGTGTCAATGCATAATAATCAATTGGAAATATAACAAGTACCATTATAAAATAACCAGCTGTCTTATATAAATAACCAAGTCTTAATATTCTAGATTTAAAAACATCTTTATATTTTCTTTTTGTTTCTTCAGCTATTTTTTTAAGTGATATTAATTTAACAACAGTATCTACTAGAATTACAAACATTAAAATTAATACAAGCATTTGTATGGGAGCAAAGAAAGAAATCATAGCACTAAAAAAGAAAATTATATTTGTTTTCATAACATTGGAATTTGTGCTTTTATTATTCTATACACTATATATAGGATTATTAATATTAACCATATACCACCTAACCAAGCTAAGAAATTTATCCAACTAGGGATATATTTAATCTTTTCTGGTTTAAGTGTTTTGGTTACTACTTTAGTATGATATATATCATTACCCTTTATTGTTTTATAGATTGTTTCAACTTTGGCTTTTGTATAATACACATTGTTTTGAAGTTTTGTTTGCAAACTTACTAACTTACCATCCTTGTCTCTAAGATCTCCATTTAGTTTAGATATAACATTACCAAGAGAGTCACAGTAAAGTGTGTCTAATAGCGTTATAGTTTCTCCAGGGATAGTTATAGTTGTGTCCTTAACTTGAATAACTGTTATAGTACTATCTTTCTGAACACATAATGGACAGTATTTAGCTAGTCTCTTCTCAAGAGAACATGATGATAATAATAAAAGTAATATAATTAAGTATTTCATATTAAATGCCATTTATGCATTAATTACCACTTCATATCCTAGTTGCTCAAAACCTAGTTTAGCATATTTCTCAGCAGTCTCCAAAGATTGTATTTCACCTTCCTCTAATGTAGCTACTATATTACCTGCTTGAATATCAGTATACAATAACATACCTTGTTCGTAAGTTTCTTTGCTTACATAAGTAGCTGTTGCTATTTCTAAAGTAAAGCCATTAGCTCTTGCTGCAAATTCCAATCTTCC